ACCCATTGCACCAACTGCATTTGGGTCTACCTCAATACGTTTACCTACATCTAAAGTTTTTCTAGCACCTGCTTTTATTGCTGAAGCTGCTGCATCTCCTATACCAGGAATCAAACCTATTATAGTTGCACCACCTAAAGCTCCTGCTAGTAAATAGTTAGGCTCTTCTTTCTGCAGTTCGTCATATACTTCTTTAGCAGCCATAGCATCACCTATAACAGGTGTTAGTTCTGCTACAAACCTAGCTGCATCTTTAAATGTAATGTCTTTTGCAGGTGCTGCATCTTTATCTATATATTTATCAGCCTCCTGCTGCACTCCTTCAGCAGTGTAACCAAACATTTCCATTTGATCGCTAGTCTGGTTTAGGTCCATTCACTTCATCTCTCAAAAGTTTTAATCTACGAAATGCTCTTGCTTCACCCTGTAGCCTGTATAAGTCTTCAGGCTTCATTGTTTGTTCTAGTTGTCTGTGGGTAAATGCTAGTCTTTTGTCTAACTCAACATTGAAAGCATCCCATACTTTTACGTCATTTACTAATAGTTTTAAACTCATTTATCCTTGACCAACATTTCCCGAAAATCCTTGTTCCCCTGGAATGGGAGCAGTACCTGTTCCTACTTGTCCACCTCCTGATCCCTGTGTGTCTTGAACTTGTGCACCTGCAGGTGGTGCAGCCTTTGGACTTGGAACACCTTGTTGAGGTGCATTAGGGTCTACTTCAGGTGGGTTTTCTGCTTGAAATTTCTTTAAGATCTCAGCTTGTATTGCTGCATCACTCATCGAGTTTGTAAGTTTATCAGGATCAAGATCCATAGACTTAGCAATCTCTCTAATAATATAATCCATTTTTGCAAAAGGTGCAAGCACTGGGTTTTGTACAACACCAAGAAATTGCATAAGCCTTTGGCTACGAACCTCGTTAGCCATTAAACTTTCTGTTCCTTCAGCTTTAACTTCTAAGTCACCCTTGATCTCAGGATCAAAGTCAAACTGCATGTTAAAAGAAAAGAAAGCTTTAGCTAAAGGAGCTAGTAAGTAATCATCTACATTTTTAACAACAGTACGTATGCTACCGTTGGCAGCAGACATAAGCATAGAAATACCAGAAGCAGTACGACCCACTCCTTGTATGCCTGTTTGACCATGAGCAAAAGAAGGAAAGCCAGTTGATTCATCTGCTAGTACCCTTGCTTTATCAAACATCTGCATGTTCTCGTTAGATACGTTGGGGAACTTAGTCCCAAAGATTCCTTGCCCAGGTGCTCCCCCTGCTCTGCGAATGACTTTGCCAGGGTAGATACTTAGGTCTTGTCCAGGCACTAGGTTTGTTTCATCTACTTCAATTAACAAGTTACCTGATAGTGCTGCATTGTCCACCGACATCCTCATAAATCCATTCATGAGGGTTTGAGTGTCATCCATATTTTCAGCTATACCCACCCCAAAGAAGCTGTAAGGATTAATCTCAAAAGGAACTGCGTAGTAAGGAAGGATAGTAGGAGTAAACGGATTCATTACGAGTCTTAGTACTTGCCCATTACAAATCCAGATATTAGCTGATACTTGATCCTGATCTTTTAATTCCTTTGGAATATCTATGTTATGCTCTTCTAGAATGTCTGTGTCTACGTAACCCCAGAACTCAAGGACGTTATAACGTTCTGCTCTAGTCTCTTGGTCAGCATCCTCCATGACCTGTTCCCACCACTCTTTGTTGTAGGATTCTCCAATACTAATAGCTGTATCAATAGCATTCTCTCTAAAAAATGGTCTGTTCTTTAGTGCTCTCATCTGAGAACGAGACATCTTATGTTTTTCAACTACGTACTCTGCTTCGTCCATGTTGTTAGCATCTGGATCAGGATAGAAGTTCCAGATACTTACACTAGAGGTTTGAGGTATAGTAGAATAGGTAGGGCTGTAAGAACCTTCATCATCCCAGTTAGGGTACTCTTTGTCTATGGCAAATGGCCCTTTCATGATACCAGTGCCAAATAAAGAACACTCAAATGCTGCATTTCGTAATTGTTTCTTAGCATTTGACTCTTCTAGTTGGTCATGTATTTTCTTTTCCATTTTCTTGGCAGCAACCATAGCAGGGTGTATAGTTACTTTAGTTGCTGTTGTTCCTGGTCCTTCTTTCAACGAGTCTAGAACAGGGTCAACTTTAGATTTTAAACCACCTAATCTTTCTTTAAGATCTATTATGGTTTCACCTGGCTCTAAAGAAGCTTCAGCCATAGAAGGTCTTTGGTCTTCAGCTTTTTGTGCTTCAGGGTTTGTTTCAAAGTTTACAGACTCTGCTGCACCTTCTGGTAAAGTAGTAGGATTAATTGTGATAGGAAACTTGTTTGATCCAAATAGAACATCAACAATCTGACCGTAAGCTGCTAGAACTTTGGTCTTAGTAACTTTAACAAATATTCTAGACTTTTCTGTAGATGTAAACTGTACGTCTGGTCCGTATATACCTCTGTAGTTTTGATAAGATTTTATCCATCTCTGTTCGTCTGTGTACCTAGCTTTCTCTGCTTTAGAATATTTACCCTCAACAAAACCGACAACAGTTCCAATTTTTGGATCACTGACTTGTTCACTGTTTTCTTTATCTTCTATAAAAGAGGAATCACTTTCATCCATAGAGATGTCATCTGTTTCAAAATTATCTTCTTCTGCCATTTTATGTCCTTAGTATCCAAAGGTGGGATCTGATGCTTGAAAACCTGTTCTTGAAGAATTAGGATCAAAGTCAAATATGTTACTTCGAGGTCTTGTCATGACACCATACCTTAATGCGTCATATAAGTGATCCTCTGAGTTAGTATCTACATCTTCAGGATTCTTCTTATCTAAAGGTATTGAAGGAAGCTGCGATATGAGATTTAAACAATTATTAAATATAACTAGTCTAGGCTCTTCTGTAAAGTCATCTACTTGTAATCTTCTATGTATTTCGTTTTTACCTGCTACACGAGATCCTTTTGATCTATCAGATGGCCTCCATCTACAACCTTTCATAATCATTTGTTCTGCTAGGCTAGGTCCAGTGTCACCTCTGTTGTGCCAAAGAGAGGAGTCAAGAACTCCGTAACGTATTTTTTCTTCTTGCTCAATGTCCAGGATCATGTCAGCCAAATCAGTAGCTATGACTTTAGAAACATACAACTCTCTGTACACTATTAGCTGTTCTGATCCTGGAGCAACTGTAAACCAAACAACACCAGTATAAGATCCGTAACCATAATCACAAGCTCTAAATCTAATCCAGTTGTTAGGTATATCAAATGGGTCAATTACATGTATTTGCCTATTAAACTCTGGAAAGGCTGCTCCTTCATTTACATCCCAGTCACCTTCTAGTAACTGTCTTCTTTGATGTTCTGGAAGGGAAAGAAGGTTTGCTTCGTACAAGCCATCCTCAGAAAGATAGGGATTATCAAATAATGTAGCAGGTATAAACTTTCTTTTGAATAGAGGTTCACCCTCTCTTGTGTGTCCTCTAGGCCACTTTATCACTTCACCGTTTTCGTCTGTTGCCCAAAAGGATTCTCCAGGTGGGTTTGGATCTAAAAAGTGTTTACGTACCCAAGTGTGTCCTGGCCCTCCAGGGTTACTTGTTGCCCTCATGTAAAGAGGTAGACCACTGGCTCTTGTACTACGTAACCTTGAACGCATATAGTTCCAAGAATAACTTGAGGGCCACTGAGTTAGTTCGTCAAACCCTATCCAGTTAAAGGCTTGCCCTTGGTATCTCATAACGTCATCATCTCTATCAAGGTATGACATCCAGAGTGTTGCACCTGATGGTGCTACCCAAGTCTTATCTCTTTCCATAAACTTTATTCCAGGCACTGCTTTTGGATAAAGTTCTTTGCTTACTGATATAAGCTCTCGTAACTCTTCTGTACTCCTACGAACAAGTAACATTCGTGCATGTGGATTCGTAAAATATCTAACTGGATCAGCCACCAACGACATCGATTTACCACCACCTGCTGCTCCTCCGTATAGTACCTCTTGTTCTGTAGATGCTAAAAACTTAGTTTGTGGACCTGGGTTAGGTTCAAATATTACTTCTTGTTTGACCACAGAAGGGACAACACTCCCCTCTTTCGAGTTTGATGTAGTCCTCATCTGGGCCAAGACTTCTGGTGTTTCTACCACCAATTCTTTCTTCTTCGATTTTCTGGCTTTTCCTTGACGCTTCTTTATACTTTTTGGCATACTGTTTGTAGTTGGATGCTGCCCTGCGTCTTTTTTCTTCCATTCTGACACGTTTATATAATCCTACATGAGAGATGTATCTACCAGATTCTTTTGATAACCAGTTAGATACCTGTCTAACACTATACTCTTTTAAAAACAACTTAGCTTTTTCTAATAATTCTAATTCTTCTGGAATAGGTATTAAAAGGTATTCGTCATTTTCATCTTGTTTGTACCCAAAAGGGACGTGTCTCCCAACCCTTATAACAGGATACCATTCACCTAGCTTTCCTTTTAAAGGAATCTTCCAATCAACCTTAGTTGGATGTTCTGCTTCTGATGCTCTCTTACTCATTATCTTTCGCAGGTAAAATAAATAAAGGCTCTGATGTCTTTACCTCTACCTTGTCTGTTTTAGTAAAACCTGCACGATCTAAAATATCTTTAGCTGCTAACATCTTTTCTTTTACACCCAGATCAGTAGGATCAGCCATAACAGAGAACATAGTATACGCAGCCTTAGTTGAAGATTGTGCTATAAACTTCTTTGTAAGCTCTGCAATCTCATCTGTCAACACATTAACAATACTTGTTGATGATACAGCATCAGCATAACCTGCTAGTTTTTTAGCTTGAACAGGATCACCTTTTGCTTCTTCAAAAAGAACATCTAAGAAGTTCTGTTGTTTTTCTGTTAAGTTTCTTGCCATTATGCCACCATATAAATTATAAAACCTAGAGTTCCTGCACCTATTGAAAGAAGAACACCTGAGATACCCCAAGTAATTATTGCTTCTTGTACCTCTGCCTTACGGTACTCTTGCTCTTTCTTTTGTTTACGTATTCTACCTTCAGTGGCTACAAGCTCATCCCAAACCGATGGTCCATACGTAAAACTGATCCAGTCTTTTAGCTCTTTTCGCATGGCCTCAGCTTTCTTTTTAGC